AGAAAAACACTTATGGTCATGCTGTGCAAATACATGGTGCTAGTGAAATTATATATGGCGGTAACGACAAGCCTATACTGTCGTGTGGGGCTAGAGTAGTTATAAAGACTGAAGCGGATATTACTATCAAATGACACAAATTGTATACGATTTATGCCCACAAGGGCAAGTGCTACAAGACTTTTCTGATTGTCGTGCTAGAAACTCCTTTATTATGGGTCCGTTAGGTTCAGGCAAAACAGTACAATGTATACTTAAACTGTTTGACTTGATGTGCGAACAAGAACCTGTGTCTGACCCTGAGCATAAAAACTATGGCGTAAGATTGTCGCGTGTTATTGCGGCTCGTAACACCTATTCTGAACTGTTTTCTACAACCATTAAAGACTGGTTAGAAATACATGGTGAGCTTGGCGACTTCAAGCAGGGCAACAAAGAACCCCCTACACACTTTATAAGATTTAAACTTGATGATGGTACTAGAGTAGAGTGCGATGTTGTTTTTATCGCCTTTGACAGACCTGAACACGTTAAAAAAGCAAGGGGTATCCAGACTACTTGGGTATGGTTAAACGAGACTAAAGAGCATTCTAAGGCTGTTTTAGACATGTTAGACTTACGTCATGGTCGTTACCCCTCTCCTAAAGAAGGTGTGCGTCCTACGCATCATGGAATGCTCGGTGACTCTAACGCCCCTGATGAAGACCACTGGTATTTTAAACTTGCTGAAATAGAACGTCCTGATGACTGGTCATTTTTTAGGCAGGCAGGCGGTGTATATAAAGATGGCGAAGACTGGAAGGTTAACCCTGTTGCAGAAAATATAAATAACTTGCCCGATGGTTATTACGAACGCGGGCTTAATGGTAAAACAAACGACTGGATAAAGGTAAATTTAGCTAATGAATATGGGTTTGTATCAAATGGTAAGCCTGTGCATCCTATGTACACTGATAGCGTCCACTGTCAACACATGGATAAGTTTAAGCCATCCCATGATTACCCTATAATTTTAGGTATGGACTTTGGGCGTACACCTGCGTGTGCCTTTATACAACGAACTGCTGTAGGCAGATGGATATGTTTTGATGAAATGGTTCTTACCGACTCTGGTGCTGTTGATTTTGCACCTACACTTAAAAGATACATTGAAGAACACTACCCAGATAATGAATTTAAAGGGTGGGGTGATCCTTCTGGCAACAACAAAAACCAATCAAACAGCGACACGCCATTCCAGATAATGCGAGCCGCAGGTATTCCCTGTCAACCTACTGCTTCAAATGACCCATTAAAGCGTAGAGCCGCCTTAGAAGTGCCTATGAAAGAAATGTGTATGGATGGCAAGCCTAGATTTACTGTCTTACCCAAAGCCTCTATGATACGTAAAGGCTTACAAGGTGGATTCTGCTACAGAAGAGTACAGAAGTCAGGTGAACACTACACTGACGAACCTGATAAAAATGAATACTCTCACCCTGTAGAAGCCTTAGAGTATGCACTACAAGGAGAGGGGGAAGGTAAGTCAGCACTGCGTGGGACTGGTAGGTTCACTAAGCCAACACAAGCAAAGGTTAATTTTAGTGTCTTCTGAAGTGTACGTTGTGTTCAAAGATGACACATCTAACTGGTGGAGTCCATTTTTAAAAAAAGGAATTAGGCATTGCTATGTGGTAAAACCTGCAATAGATAAGCTAATTGTTTGCGGTAAGTCAACAAATGATTATGAGTTGTACACGATTGATGCAAAAAATGGTATAATTGAGGATAATTATTTTATTCTAAGTTATAAGCCCAGAAAGTGTAAACGCTTTTTATTTATGCTAAATACTTGTGTAGGGCATACAAAGCAAATACTAGGAATAAACAAACCTTTTATTTGGACACCATACCAACTACTAAAATACATGAGGAAATAACATGGGCGGATCATCAGCACCAAAACCACCACCACCTACAGCTGAAGAAAAAGCTATGGAAAAACGCACAAATCTTGGGTTGAGAAATGAGCGCAAAAAAACTGAAACTATGTTAAAAGATCAAGCTAGAAGCAGGCTGGGTGTGAAATCTTTGCTGAAAGGTATAAAGCCTGAAGTTACATCAAAACAAGAAGATGTAAAACATAGCAAAGCTATGTCTTTAGAAGAGCGCAGATCGTACGGTCCATTTTTTATGCCTGGAATGAAAGGTCTTTTAAAACATGTAAAATTTATACGCGAACGCGAAAGGTAATTTAACAATGAAACTACCTACAGAATTAGGTTCACTACAAGACTTGAAAAAAAGAGAAGCAACCGCATTTAAAAAATCTACGCACTGGCATGATCAGCTAGATGACGCGTATGAATATTTTCTACCTAACAGAAACTTGTTTGAAACTACTATGGCAGGTCAAAAGAAAATGGATAAAATCTTTGACTCTACTGCTTTAGAAGCTATCCAACAAGGTGCTAGTAAGTTACAAGAAAACATTGCTCCTATATGGTCGCGTTGGGCTACGTTTGAGCCATCAAGAAATATCCAGAAACTTCTTGCTAGTGGTGAATACGATGTTGATATTGAAGATATAAAAAGAAATTTAGAAGAGCAAGCAGAAGAAGTATTTGATTACATAAACAGATCAAACTTTGCAACACAGTTTTATGAGCATGCGTTAGATTTACTTATAGGTACAGGCACTCTTAGAATTGATGAAGCTGAAGACGACAATATGCCTATTGTATTTAGTGCTATTCCGCAAAAAGGTATTGCATTTGAAGAAGGTCCGCAAGGAAATGTAGAAACACATTGGCGCAGATTTGAAGTAAAAGCAGGTACGTTAGAGCGTAAATGGCGTGGGTTTAAAGCATCTGCAAGTATGGCAAAAGTAATACAAGACAAGCCAGAAACAATGGTTAAAGCCTATGAGGGCGTTGTCTATCTGCCTAAAGCAAAAACATATTATGGCTGTTTGTGGATAGGAAAAGAAGATCACATTAGTTGGATGGAAGACTTTGGCTCTACATCACCTTGGGTTACTGGTCGTTACTCTAAAGTAGCAGGTGAGGTGCGTGGTCGTGGACCTGCATTACAAGCATTGCCTGATGTTAAATCTTTAAACAAAGCTAAAGAGTTCACTCTACAAAAAGCGGCTATTGACCTTGCAGGTATGTACACTGCTACGGATGATGGCGTTACAAACCCCTACAATATCAGTATAAGCCCAGGGGTTGTTATTCCAGTTGGTTCTAACAATAACGCTAATCCATCGCTAAGACGCTTAGATACTGGTGCTAGCTTACAACTATCTCAGTTTGTAATTAATGACCTACAAATGAACATCAAAAAGTGTTTATTTAACGATTTGCGCGACCCTTCTGGGGCTGTTAGATCAGCTACAGAGGTAGCTATTGAGTCGAGAGAACTAGCTAAACGCATAGGTTCTGCATTTGGACGCTTGCAAACAGAAGTGTTAATCCCTATTATTACTAGGGTTGTATCTATATTAACTCGTAGAGGGTTATTAGACGCTATTAAACTAGATGGTAAAGATATTGATATTAAGTTTATGTCACCATTAGCGCGTCAACAAGATGCTGAAGATATACTTACTGTGCAACAAGCTGTACAGTTTGTACTAAATAATGCAGGTCCAGATCAAGCTAAGATAGGATTTAAGCTAGAAGACTTTGGTACATGGGTTGCAGATAAAGCAGGCGTACCTGCCGCACTTGTAAGAAGTGAGTCAGAGAAGCAGGCTGTAATACAAGCAGGTGCAGAAGCGGCACAACAAGGTATGGATGCTAGTGGACAACCACCTATGCAAGGGCAAACAACTTTATGAGTTGGAAAGATATAGACAAGGCTTCCATGAATAAGGAAGCCTCTTCTCAATACACTGAAGAGCAACGCATCAAAGCTATAGAGTTAGCTAGGGCTTACAATGTTGTTTTTTCATCTACTGAAGGTAAACGTGTATTAGAAGATTTAACTGCTAGATTCATTTATAACAATGATACACCCTTTACGTCACAGAATGTTAACTATGAAGCGGCTTACCACAATGGTGAGTCAGGATTAGTTAAGTATGTGATTAACCAAATACAACAAGCAAAAAGTTAGAGGTAATTATGTCTGAAGAACAAGCCGAAGTAGCAGAAGCTACAGTCGATACCTTGTTAGATAGTGCTAAGCCTACGTTAAGTGAGAATGAGTATTTTTTATCTGATGGTATAAAAGGAACAGGAGACGCTCCTGATTGGTACAAAGCTGATAGATACAAGTCAGTAGCAGATCAAGCTAAAGCCTACACTGAGTTAGAAAAGAAATTTGGTGGATTTACTGGCTCACCAAAAGATGGGTATACTAACCCTGAAGGTGTAGAGGCAGATGATGCGTTGCTAGAAGAGCTAACTGAGTTTGCTAAAGAAACTAACATGTCTGATGATTCTTTTAGTCGAGCATGGGAACTGTTGTCAGTGCAAAATGAAGCTGTCGAAGAAGTTAACGCTGAAATGGAAATGGCTAAACTAGGCGAAAATGCTACAGAAAGACTCAAAACAGTAGAAGGTTTTTTGAAGAATAACTTAGACGCAGATGCCTATACGGAAGTGCAAGACTTAGTAACAACTGCTGATAGCGTTAAACTAATAGAAACTATTGTTAAAGCTACAATGCCAACACGTTTACCTATTGAGGGTGGAGAGCATCCTACAGGCTTATCGTGGTCAGATGTAGAAGCAGAAATGTTTAAGAAAAATGAGAATGGTCAACTGTTACGCAGTGTAGACCAGAACCATGAGCGCAAGGTGCAGGCAATGATTGCATCATTTGGCGGTTAGCGTTTACAAAAGTGGGTGTTCGGTGTTATAATTAGGCATCGAATACCCTATCTCGAAGGCTCGATAACTTTAGGTTGGATGCTGACCAAAAATTATTGGGTACTCAGCTAAAACCTTAGAAAAAACTAAATATTAAATCTTTTTTTTAAGGAATATTATCATGAGTAATTCACTCGGACTAACAGCCGTTGCAGTCAAAGAGTTTGACAGCATGGTTAAACACGCATACCAAGGTTCTGGTGTGTTGAAAGGAGCGGTAACTGTACGCTCAAACGTAACTGGCGACACTTACAACTTCCGTAAAATGGGCAAAGGTCTTGCTACCTCTAAAGGTACTTCTGATCTAGTTGTTCCTATGAATGTTGACCATTCAGTTATTGCCGCAACTCTTAGCAATTTTTACGCTTCAGAGTACACTGATTTGTTTGATGCTACTAACGTCAACTTTGACGAGAAGCAAGAGCTAGCACAAACTATTGCAGGTGCATTAGGTCGCAAACAAGATCAACTTATCATTGATAAACTAGAAGCAGGCGCAGGCTCAACTGTAGCGCATGGCTCAACAGGTCTTACTGTTGCTAAATGTATTTCAGCCAAGAAAACTCTTGTTGCTAACAATGTTGAAGGCGGTAGTCTACATGCAGTAATTGACGCTGAAGGTTTAGCTGATTTACTAGGCGATAGCCAAGCTACTTCTGCTGACTTTCAAAATATTAAAGCACTTGTTAATGGCGAAATTAACACTTTTATGGGCTTTAATGTTCATGTTATTGGTACACGCGCAGAAGGTGGTCTAGCTAAAGCTAGCACAACCCAATCATCTTTCTTCTTCGACCAAGCGGCTGTAGGTCTTGCTGTTGGTATGGATATGAAAACTACTATCGACTATGTTCCAGAGCGTACATCACATCTTTGCACAGGCATGTTTAAAGCAGGTGCAGTAGTTCGTGATGCCGATGGCGTAGTTAAAGTCCAATATACTGTTTAAGGAGAAATTATCATGGCTTTTACTCAAAATACTTTACAAAAAGTTGGCGGTGGACTAGGCGGTGCAAATACTTTGTACATCTATTCTACAGAAGATGCTAACACTGTTGTTGATGGGGCAGATTACTTTTTGTCTGCTATTGACCAACTAGAAAAAAATGATGTCATTATTGCAGTTTGCAACACTGATGGCACAAGTGTAGTAAAAATTATGTATGTTGTTCAAAAATCAGCTACATCTATTGATGTTACTGATGGTACTACTGTTGCCGCAACAGATTCAGACTAAGTTATACTTGCAATACTTTGAGGGGGGTTCGCCCCCCTTTTTTCTAATTGATAAAGGTAAATCATGGCTAGTAAAATAGGATTAATATCTAACGCATTAATTTTAATAGGTGATTTGCCAATAACATCACTGACTGGTAACTCACGCGCACAAGTTGTAGCTAATAACTTGTATGACAATGTTGTACAAAGCGAGCTTACTAAGTACAGATGGGGCTTTGCTAGAAAGAAAGCACAGCTAGGGAAAGAAGCTACAGCTATTGTTGGCACAGAGTATAGCAACAAATACGTCCTTCCATCTGACCTTCTTACACTAATTAAGTTAAACCCTAATCAGCCTTACCAAATTATAGAAAACAAGGTATATATTAATTACAGTGGCGATTTATACTGTGATTATATTGCTAGTGTTTCTGAATCTGTGTTTCCTGTACACTTTTCTAAGATGATTGAGTATGCACTAGCTAGAGACTTTGCAATGTCTATTCGTGATAATGCTACTACAAAACAAATTATGGCAGAAGAGTACAT